CTCACCGCACCTGCAATCGGTTGATACAAAATCAATAATTGATTTCGTTGGCGGGGAAAAAATTTTCCCGCCAATTTTTTTACCCAAATAGTCACATGATTAATAAGGATACTCCATCAAAGTTGAGGGAGATAATCATGGATACGTGGCCTCAACTTTACTGGTTAAAAGATCAAAAAAAGGAAACAAAAAATGACGACAAGCACACTAAATATTCCACAGACAAATAGGGGGTGGTTCGATGTCCTTGATGACTGGCTTAAACGCGACCGCTTTGTATTTGTGGGCTGGTCTGGACTACTTCTTTTTCCCACTGCTTATCTCGCAATTGGTGGCTGGCTTACTGGCACGACGTTTGCTACAAGCTGGTACACCCACGGACTCGCAAGTAGTTACCTTGAGGGTGCTAATTTTCTTACAGCGGCTGTGTCAACGCCTGCTGATGCTATGGGTCATTCTCTTCTTCTACTTTGGGGTCCTGAGTCTCAGGGAGATTTCGTCCGCTGGATCCAGCTTGGGGGACTCTGGCCTTTTGTGGCGCTCCACGGAGCCTTTGCTCTCATAGGTTTCATGCTCAGGCAGTTTGAGATCAGCCGTCTCGTAGGGATTAGACCATACAATGCGATTGCTTTTTCAGGTCCTATTGCCGTATTCACTTCTGTATTTCTCATCTACCCACTTGGACAATCCAGTTGGTTCTTTGCGCCGAGCTTTGGTGTCGCGGCAATCTTCCGATTCCTACTTTTTCTACAAGGATTTCATAACTGGACGCTCAACCCCTTTCATATGATGGGTGTTGCAGGTATTCTTGGTGGAGCATTGCTTTCTGCCATTCATGGTGTTACAGTAGAGAACACGCTATATCAAGATGGTGAAACAGCAAACACATTCAAATCGTTTGAACCTACACAGGAAGAAGAAACCTATTCAATGGTTACGGCAAACCGCTACTGGTCTCAGATCTTCGGGATTGCTTTTTCTAATAAGCGTTGGCTTCATTTCTTTATGTTGTTTGTACCCGTTATGGGGCTCTGGACTTCCAGCATTGGGATCATTGGTCTTGCTCTCAATCTACGCGCTTACGATTTCGTCTCTCAAGAACTTAGAGCCGCAGAGGATCCTGAGTTCGAGACGTTCTACACGAAGAACATTCTATTGAATGAAGGTCTGCGTAACTGGATGGCAACAGTTGACCAACCACATGAAAACTTTGTATTTCCTGAAGAGGTATTGCCAAGAGGCAATGCTCTGTGATATACTTGGGGGGTTAACGCCCCCTTTTTCATGGATATCAAAGTTTATAGTTCTCCTGGATGTAAGTATTGTATTCAACTAAAGAAATTATTTGAGCGAGCAAACATTACTGAGTATGAGGAAAAGGTCTGTAATGAGAATTGGGAGATGCTTGATGACTACCCAAACGCTGCATCATATCCTTGGGTTATCATTGATGGCGTAGAGATTGGTGGACTAGTTGAGACTGCCCGACACTTTTTGAAAATTGGTTTAGTAACGAACGACAAAAGTGAAAGAATTTAAAATAAATAAAGGCATAGAGCTCATGCTCAGGAGGGCAAAACCGAAGGACCCAGAAGAGGAACCACCTAAAAAGGGTTTCACTATCACCAAATTATTCACCCTCCTAAAGCGACGAGTCTACTTCAACTTAGAACTTTGGTGGGACAAGGAAGAAACTTAGTTCGGAGTTGAACAATGACTGAAACTTTATTCGTCTACATTTCGGCAACAGCATCATTTATTTTCTTATGTGTTGGTGTCTTTGCTGGTTGGACCGTCAATGAAAAACTACATGAGTACATGTATGCCGCAACATCAGAAAATGTACACCCAGAAATGCTTGATGGCGAAGGTCAATGGATTAATGAAGAACTATTGTCTGTCAGGTTTGTCGATGAGGACGAAATTGATGACGAATAAATACTAATTACGGTACGCGAAAAATCATGAAGTTATTAATGAATGAAGTGTTGCAGAAAGTTAGCAATGCCAAAACAAAAGCGCAGAAAATCAAACTACTGCAAGAGTACAACTCGCCAGCACTTAGAGCAATTCTGATTGCTAACTTTGACGAGAGTGTTGTGTCTATGTTGCCAGAGGGGGAAGTTCCTTATGAAAAGAACGACGCCCCAGAAGATACAGAGCATACGAAACTTGTACATGAGTATCGTAAGCTCTATCTTTTCTTTAAAGGTGGCGCAAACATTTCACAGAACCGTCGTGAAATGCTATTCATTCAACTCCTGGAGGGTCTACACCAGGGTGAAGCAGAAGTTCTTACTCTAATGAAGGACAGAAAGATTGGTAAGCGTTGGAAGATTACCAAGCAATGTGTTGAGCAAGCGTTCCCGCAAATTCAGTGGGGGAATCGTTCTTGAAGATTAAAATTATCCATGAGAATTGTGATGCTTCTTTAGCGAAAGATACTTCTTTACCATACACCGCATACCTTATAGAGTATGAGACTGGTGGTAGTGTACAGTATGACATTGCTGTGTCTTCTAAGAAGGTAGATATTTTCGACCACTATTGGGATAAATACCGAGGTGTTTTGAGTATGAAGCAGACTGACGGGAAGACAAATCCCAAGTTGTGGAATGACCCTAGTAAAAAGAAAAAATGATCTACTGTATTTTTTATTGCAATTTAAAAGACCCTACGAAATGGAAGATTATGAAGCTCCATCGTAGTGACGGTGTTTTGGTTGCAGCAAAAAATAAAAAGGAAGTGCAACTATTCAGATTCCAACACGCAGTAGCGTTAGGTAGAAAAATTCAAGATGGCGGTGTCTATGATGTACAAGTCAAGGCACTGTCTGAACTTTATTTACCAGAAAATTAAGTTAGTATAAACTGTATCCTATGTTACGGTTTGCACACACTATATAGTTATGGTATAATAACCATATCGTTCATCTTATGCTCAGCATCCTGCTGGCATTGACCCTTGCCCATCATCAAGACAGTTCCCCCTACGGGTGGCACATGTCATGTGAAAGGTTCCTCCAGAGACGAGTAGAGATCCAAGCAGATCCAAACCTAGACCTACGGTCGAAGTTGAATCTAATTGGGTATCTCAAGACAAAGGTGGAAGGTCAGTGTGAGGGGACGTATACATAAGACGCAAGTAAGTCGCGGAACGGAGCGTTCATCCCATGGTAGAATTACTACTCTCAGCTACAATGGCATGTTCAGATGCTGATACTATAATGCTTCGCATTAGAAAGAATGAGTATCTGGAGCCAGAGTACAAGTTAGAGTTGGTCGAGACCATTAAGGACTATGTACCACAATGTGATTTCTATTGGGACGCAAACGACTGAAGGAACGGGGACTAAAAAACCCATCCTTTAGGAGACCTACAATGAACACTTTAAACCTCATCAAAAAGCAGATCAAAAAAGCTGCTGCACTTCATGACGCTCAGATTACTCACGCTGCATATCGTGGCGTAGCGTATGACACACGTTGTGTTGAGATGACCGAACCACATGGCACCTTCTGCTATCGTGGTCGCACTTACAGCAAGTGATAGATATGCTAGCATTACAAGTAGCTGGGATCGGATCCCTCCTTTGTGCTGGTTTCATCGGACTTTTGTATGGAGAGATCCTACTACTACAGAGGAACTGATGGAGAATTACACATATCATTACGATGATATGGATAAAGATAGTAGACCACCAAGTTGTTACCAACTCAAGTATAGAGGGGTAACATACTGGTCTTGCTATCGAGTTCACTTGCGAGACTGGTTAGATGAAAAGTATTCATCGCCAGCATATTCAACTAAGAGAGGTCTATGACCTCTCTTTTTTCTTTACATATAGTGTGTAGCAACATATACAGAAAATAAGAGTTGTTGTTAGTCGTACCGATTTTGTCAAAATTTGCTAGTGTCTTGCCTAGATAGTAGTAGAATTATGCGAGGTGAAAAAATGAACCCTTACCCTCCTCTACATTATGGTTCATTGCATGAGGGCGAACGATGCACAATCTACTATCACGCTCACAATTAGATGAGTGGCGACACTTTGAAGACACACTCGACGACTTGGAGGTAGAAAATCAAAAACTTAACGACTACTTTGAATGTCTAATCGAGTGCGATTCATTAGACCAAGGACAATGCAAGAGGATTTGTAGCTACATCCTCAAATAAACCAGAGGGGTTGCGACCCCTCTTTTTTTATGCTACAATGCTGACATCTGTTATCTAAATATGGATAGAGAAAAACTTAAACTCATCGTCAAGAACCTTAAGTCTCTGACAAATGCGTTGGAGAGTGAGGTTTATTCTGACACTGATGCTTACAAGATTCAGTTACAGCAAGGTGGACCACACTTTGGATTTAACTATGACGAAGGAGACGATGATGGATACCCAGACTGATTGGCGCTACAGTGACGAACGTATGGATGTAAGAACACAAGGACTAAACATTCTTCTGAAAAAATTTGGATCAGAGATTTGCTCTGATGGATCACCACGCTACAGCAATCAAAGCATTTATGAATGCATCCATGATTGGGTATCTCAAGGAAACATGAGAACCGATGGCATCGTTGCCTACTACAAAGCGTACTATGACCCGACTAAAAGATCAAATTAGATTAGCAAAAAAAGCAATCAAAGAAGCAAAGAAAAAACCTAACTTGTACACAGAAGAAGAACTGTTGTACATGGCAATCGCGCTTAGACGTGCTAAAATAGCACTGAGAGAAAAACAACTACGACGCAAACAGGAGAAAGGATTTAGTAATGAATTCAGTGAAGTTGGTAACAGTAACCCCAGACGCAGAGAAGACGATGGGGTACGTAGCGAGGGTGAGCAATCCGAACAACCAGGAGAATCCTAAGGTTTCTGGACTGCTTAAATACTGTATCAAGCACAACCACTGGTCTGTGTTTGAGCAAGCACACATGACCCTGGAGGTTGAAACTACCAGAGGAATCGCAGCTCAAATTTTGCGTCACCGTTCGTTCACATTCCAAGAGTTTTCCCAGCGGTATGCTGACAGTTCTATGTTGGCAGATGAAATCCCTTTGTTTGATCTTCGTTCTCAAGATCATAAGAACCGCCAGAATTCTATTGATGATGTTGACCCTTTCTTGAAGCAAGAACTTGAGATCACACTTAAGCGACACTTCCAGAGTGGTATGGATATCTACAAGCACATGCTTGAGATGGGAATTGCAAAGGAGTGTGCAAGATTTGTGCTTCCCCTAGCAGTTCCCACCAGGATTTACATGACGGGATCAGTTCGTTCATGGATCCACTATATTGAATTGCGTTCCGCTAATGGTACGCAGAAAGAACACATGGACATTGCACTAGATGCAAGACGTGTGTTCGCAGAACAGTTCCCTATTTGTGCGGAGGCACTTGATTGGTTATGAAATTACTTACACTAGATGATTACCAGAGAGCAGGTGAAACTTTCTGGCCTAAGTATTGGTACATCGCTAAAGAACTGGGGGAGGATGCCAAACCAGAGCAAGTCCTCAAAGTTATGGAAGCGATTGGTGGTGTCGCACTGAAGGCAGCACTAGAAGAAAAACTAGCAGGACCATTTGGATTCAATAAAAAGGAGAAAGAAGATGGCGACTTATCCAGTTGTTAATACCAAGACTGGTGAACAAAAGAATGTTGTACTCAGCGTTCATGATTGGGACCAGTGGAAGGATGACAACCCAGAATGGACACGAGACTGGAGTGATCCCTCTACATGCCCTAACTCTGGTGAGACTGGTGATTGGCGTACTAAAATGTCAAAGACTCATCCTGGATGGGCAGACATCATGAAGAACAAGGTGATCCCCAAAGCACCACGCAACAAAACTATTACTGACAAGTACAACTACTGATATGCCTGCAAGAAAGAAGACTACTAAAGCACCTGGAGAGGGTATGACTGCGAAGCAACGCAAGCGTCGCAAGCCCATTGGTGAGGACTACATGCTCCCCATTGAACCACTTACTGACAACCAGAAGGTCATGTTTGATGCCTGGGATGAGGGTAAGATGGTCTATGCCTATGGCGTAGCAGGTACAGGTAAGACCTTTGTGGCACTGTACAAAGCACTTAAGGATGTGCTGAATGACTATACGCCATACGAAAAGATCTATATTGTCCGCTCCCTAGTCGCCACTCGGGAAATTGGTTTCCTCCCTGGAGACCATGAGGATAAGTCTTCTCTCTATCAGATCCCATACAAGAACATGGTTCAGTCCATGTTTGAAATGCCAGATGACAATTCATACGAAATGTTGTATGATAATCTGAAGCAACAGGAAACTATCTCGTTCTGGTCCACCAGTTTCATCCGTGGTACTACACTGGACAATGCAATCGTTATCATTGACGAGTGCCAGAACCTGAACTTCCACGAACTCGATTCGATTATCACTCGTATCGGTCAGGATAGTAAAATTGTTTTCTGTGGTGACGCAGCACAGACTGACTTGCAAAAGATCAGTGAGCGTACTGGCATCATTGACTTCCAAAAGATCCTACAAAACATGCCTGAGTTCCAGCTCGTAGAGTTTGGTATTGAGGATATTGTCCGTTCGGGTCTGGTCAAGTCTTACCTTATCAATAAAATCAATCTGGGTCTATGAAGTTGTTTAATCATGTAGGTGACATAGAACCTATTGAAATGGTTGCCGAGATGGTGGAAGGCAAACGTATGTACATGACACCAGAAGGTTTCAAGTTTCCGTCTGTCACTACCGTGATTAGTAACAACAAAGAAAAGATGGCGGGCATTGCTAGGTGGCGTGCTCGCGTCGGTGAAAAGAAAGCAAATGCTAAGTCTGCTCGTGCTACAGGAAGAGGTACAAAGTATCACTCTATTGCTGAGGATTACTTCAACAACAACCTTGACCTAAAAAAGTATAGTAAGTTTCCACTTCCTGTCCTGATGTTCCACCACAGTAGGGATACTTTGGACCGTATAAATAACATATACCTACAGGAAGCGGCACTATATTCTAAACATTTAGAGCTAGCAGGGCGCGTAGATTGTATCGCTGAGTTCGACGGCGTGTTGTCTATCATTGACTTCAAGACAGCAGAAGAACCCAAGCGTGAGAAATACTTGTACGACTACTTTGTTCAAGAAACTGCATACGCATGTATGTTGCAAGAGAACTACGGGTTGAGTGTAAAGCAACTCGTAACGATCGTTGCTTGTGAGAACGGAGAAACACAAGTCGTGGTGCTTCCACCTAAAAAAGAATTCTTTATGAAGCTAATGGGTTACATCGAGGAGTACCAAGAACGATATGGACAAAAAACAATTATTAGAGGATAAATTTATGACCGCTGCGAAGTTCTCGCAGGAAGTGGAGAAGATTGCTTTACACAATCCAGATATGAATTATATTGATTCGGTTATCCACTACTGTGAGTTAAACGAAATTGAACTAGATAGTGTTGGTAAATTAATTTCTAAACCTCTTAAGGAAAAACTTAAGCATGAGGCACAGAAGTTAAACTTTATCAAGAAAACAAGTCGTGCCAAGTTAATGCTAGTATGAGTTTCTTTAAGTCTGAATTAGTGCGGGGAGACATCCAAGAGATGATTGAACTGCAGCAGTTCTGTTTTAGATCTGCTATGAACTTCGTTCTTCTAGATGACGAACGAAAGATGGATTACATTGACAAACTTGAGCAACTGATTGAGAAACAGAAATTGTTTTATTTCAGAATCAAACTCAGTGACGATCCTGAAGCAAAGTCTGTGCTAGAATCCATGAAGCAGGGCATCGTCATGCTGGGTGCTACCCCTGACATGACTATCGAAGAGATGTTTGATGAACTGCTTGAGAAGGTCGTGATCATGCGACAACAACTAGAGGCAAAGGGTTGACGCCCGCTCCTTTGCCTGTTATTATGACTGAGTGATAGGGCATCACACAAACCAAATCCAAAACAATCCGAGGTAATCCAATGTCTTTCGCAGATCTGAAGCGTAAATCCCAGAACAACTTTGACTTCCTCCAGAAGGAACTTGAAAAGTCATCCAGCAATAAGAATGTTGATGATCGTTTCTGGAAACCAGAGGTTGACGCTTCTGGCAACGGGTATGCTGTTATCCGTTTCCTCCCCGCCCCTGAAGGTGAGACTATCCCCTGGGCAAAACTGTACTCCCACGCCTTCCAAGGTCCTGGTGGTTGGTACATCGAGAACTCC